GTACACATTGCCCAGTTCATGAAATGGCATCATGTAAAGAATCATTAGCAGTTCCATTACTCGGTGGTGATGATGAATCAGCCGAAATGGCAAAGACCCAACTTAGAGCTCTAGCTAATAAAGCACTTGCTTTAGCAATGCACCTCAATGACGATCAAGTAGTTGAACCATGGGTGCAAGCAAAAATTGCTGTAGCTAAAGATAACGTCACCGCAGTTCATGACTATATGGTCTATGGTAATCATGACAAACCAGAAAAAGAACAAACAGCACCATACGAAGGCGGAATGGATATGTCTGGCTCTCCCAGAAATACATATCCAAACTTTGGTGCTGATGTAAATATTGGGAGAAGTGTATAATGAATATAATTAAAGCTGGTGCTAATATATATTCTGTTACCACACAAAACTCAGTAAATAATACTGCAATTTTATTTGTGTCAACCACAGCAGCTGCACAGATTAATCTATACTCAAATTCTACAACACAGTATGGTTCATTTGTTCTTCCTGCAAATCAATATATTTTTCTACAAAAAAAACCAACTGATTTGGTTTCATCAAATACTGCTGTAAACATCACACCTTCGGCTTATAGAGGTTAAAATGAAGCTTATTCTAGAAGATTCTACAGAATTTGAATTTATAACCGAAGCTAAAGAAGACGGCTCAAAAGATCATTATATCCATGGAGTATTCTTGCAAGCAGATGTTAAAAACAGAAACGGAAGAATGTATCCAATGCCTATTATGGAGCGTGAAGTAGAACGCTATATGAATGAGGTAGTAAAAAATAATAGAGCTTATGGTGAACTTGGTCACCCAGCAGGACCACAAATTAATCTTGATAGAGTTTCACATATGATAACTGAACTCAAGAAAAATGGAAATAATTTCATTGGTAAAGCTAAACTTACCGATACACCCATGGGTAATATTGCAAAAGGGCTACTAAAGTCTGGTGCTAATCTAGGTGTTTCATCTCGTGGTATGGGTTCACTTAAACCAAACAAACTTGGTATTATGGAAGTTCAAGAAGATTTTCGTTTAGCCACTGCAGCAGATATCGTTGCCGATCCATCAGCACCTGATGCTTTTGTTAAGGGCATTATGGAAAATGTTGATTGGCTATATGATTCCGTAAAGGACACATGGATCGAACAAAAATTACATGAAACTAGAAAAATTATGAAAAAAATGTCGATGGATGAAATTGAACAAACCAAGCTTGGCATATTTGAGAGTTACATGAAGTCTCTCTCGTCAAAGAATAATCTTTTATAAATATTTAAAAATCTTTTAGGGAGACAGTTTAATGTCAGAAGAATTAGAAACCAAAGATCTAGATGAATCCGTAGCTTCAGAAACATTGAAGCCAAATTCACGCTCAGCTGGATCAGACCCAAAGTCCAAGATTGAAACAATTACTTCAGTCATTGGCGCTATGCATTCCATGCGTAAAGATGATTTAACTAAGTGGTACACACAAGCAATGTCCCTTATTGGTAAAGAAGCAGATTCACTTCCATCAGGCGCAAGTGCTGATGCAAATGCCTCTTCTATTGATATGAAGACCGGCAAAGGACCAAAGACTCGTGATGCCATGCCAAAACTTTCCGTTAAGGAAGATGTTGAGGAAATGTTTGATGGCCAAGATCTATCAGAAGAATTTAAAGATAGAGCTTCAACACTATTTGAAGCTGCTGTAAATGCAAGAATTATTCTTGAATCTTCACGTCTAGAAGAACAATATGAAGCTAGACTTGAAGAAGAAGTTACAGAGATTGCAGAAGCTCTAGAAAAGAAGTTAGACACATATCTAGATTACGTGGTTGAGAATTGGATGAAGGAGAATGAAGTTGCTATTGAATCTTCTCTCCGCAATGAAATCATGGAAGAATTCATCGACGGACTAAAAGGTCTGTTCGCTGAACACTATATCGATGTTCCTGAAGAAAAGATTGATGTAGTTGAAGAACTAGCCACTAAAGTAGATGAGCTAGAAACAATGCTTGATGAATCCATTACTGAGAACTCCGATCTCAAGAAAATGGTCGCTGAATCTAAGAGAATTGACGTTCTAGAAGAAATGGCAACTGATCTTACTATGGTTCAAGCTGAAAAGTTCGCAGCACTTGCGGAAGGAATTGATTTTACTGGAGACATTGATTCTTATAGAAAGAAGTTGTCTTACGTAAAAGAATCCTACTTCTCAAAGAAGTCAACACCAACCACAAATATCGAAGAAGAAACTTTTGAGGGTGATAATACACTTAACGAAAGTGTAAAGTCTTTTGATCCAGATGTTAATAGATATGCACAAGCTATCGCAAGAACCATTAAAAAGTAAAATCTTATAAATAAAGATAACCTAACAAAGAAAAGGGAAATTCTAAATGTATCTAGCTGAATCACTACAGAAGAAGTGGGAGGCCGTTCTCGACCACCAAGATCTTCCTAATATTAAAGACGCTCACCGTCGTTCAGTAACTGCGGTTGTTCTTGAAAACACCCAGCGTGCTCTTCGTGAGTCTGCTTCACACGGTCAATATCAAACTCTATTTGAAGCAGGTATTGCCCCATCTCCGGTAAATGCTATCGGTAACCCTGACTCCACAAATGCTGGTGCAATTGACACTTTTGACCCAGTTCTTATCTCTCTAGTTCGTCGTGCAATGCCGAACCTGATTGCTTATGACATTTGCGGAACTCAGCCAATGACCGGTCCTACTGGTCTTATCTTTGCTATGCGTTCACGCTACAGCAATCAGGCTGGTGACGAAACTTTCTATAACGAAGTTAATACCTCATTCACTTCAGTTGTTGCAGGTAACTCAACATTTGGTCAACAGTTTACAGGTACTATTCCTGGTCAAACTAACACCACTGCACTAGTAAATACCGCTGCTTATAACACAGGCTTTGGTATGCCAACTGCTACTGCTGAAGCACTTGGTTCCAATAACTCTGGTGCAGGCGATTTTGCACAGATGGCATTCTCAATCGAGAAAGTTACTGTAACCGCCAAGTCACGTGCCCTCAAGGCAGAATACACCATGGAACTTGCACAAGATCTAAAGGCAATTCATGGTCTAGATGCTGAAACCGAACTTGCAAACATTCTTTCAGCTGAAATTCTTGCTGAAATTAACCGTGAAGTAGTTCGTACAATCAACATCACCGCCGTTGTTGGTGCTCAAGATAACACCACAACTGCTGGTATCTTCGACCTTGACACCGATTCTAACGGCCGTTGGTCAGTTGAAAAGTTCAAGGGTCTTATGTTCCAGCTTGAACGTGAAGCTAACTTTATTGCTCGTACAACTCGTCGTGGTAAGGGTAACATTGTTATCTGTTCCTCCGATGTTGCTTCAGCTCTACAGATGGCAGGCGTTCTTGACTATGCTCCAGCTCTTAACTCAAACAACCTACAAGTTGACGACACAGGTAATACCTTTGCTGGTGTTCTCAATGGTCGCCTAAAGGTTTACATTGATCCATATGCTATCGGTGGTAACTATCTAACTGTTGGCTATAAGGGATCTTCTGCATTTGATGCTGGTCTGTTCTATTGCCCATACGTTCCTCTCCAAATGGTTCGTGCAGTCGATCAGCAAAGCTTCCAGCCTAAGATCGGCTTCAAGACTCGTTACGGAATGGTTGCAAATCCATTTGCTCAAGGTATTACAGCTGGTAATGGTGCACTCACCACAAACACCAACCTCTACTACCGCAAGGTAATTGTTAACAATCTTATGTAATCTGAACTTTTAGTTCTAATTACGAAAATGACCCCGGAGGGAAACTTCCGGGGTTTATTTTATTCTAAAATAAATAGCAATAAAGGAGGATTAACATGTCAGTTGTTGATAATAGACCAGAAAATATGAATTTTCTTTCACCACTTAATTTTAAATTTCAGATCAAAAGAACACCATCACTAAACTTCTTTGTGCAAAAAGTCAATCTTCCTGGTTTGACATTGCCAAATATAGATGAAAATACCCCATTGATTCGTATTCCATATTCAGGTGATCATTTGCTTTTTGATGAGCTTGTGGTAACATTTAAAGTGGATGAAAATTTAATAAATTATATGGAAATACATAATTGGCTTAGAGGTTTGGGCAAGCCTTCATATGAAGAATATAAAAATCTCAAGTCAAAATCTATATACACTGGTGAATCACTTAATTCAGATATATCACTTTCAATTCTTACAAGCTATAAAAATCCAAATTATGAAGTTATATTTACAGATGCATTTCCTGTTTCATTGAGTGGTATTGATTTTACAACCACCGCAGAAGATATTTCATATCTAGAAGCAACTGCTACTTTCAAATATTTAACTTATACCATCAAAAAAACAAATTGACAATTGTTCTTATTTAGTTTATAATATACTATTATTGATTAATGGAGATATTTGTGAATTTTGAAGAACTTTTCAATGAGTGGGATAAAGATTCAGAACTAGATAAGACTAGATTGGATGATGAATCTCTGAAAATTCCAAAGCTTCACCATAAGTATTATCGCCTTTTTGTGGTTGAGAAATCAAAACTGAGACAGTTTGAAGGTGATATGAAAAAGCTTAAACTTGAAAAACATGAATTTTATAGTCAAGGGCATAATGATGAAACCAGAGCAAAAGGATGGAAACTTCCAGCTAAAGGAATCATTATTAAGAATGATGTTCCCATGTATGTAGAGGCGGATACAGATGTGATAGACTTATCACTTAAAATTGGTGTTCAACAAGAAAAAATTGAATTTCTTGAGTCAATCATAAAGACCTTAAATAATAGAGGTTATAACATAAAAACTGCAGTTGAATTTATTAAATTTGTGAATGGATCATAATGGATACGGTAACTATAAGAAAATATGATGAGGTATATAATAAAATAGTCTGTGATCCAGGTATTGCCATGGAACTTGCAGATCATTTTACGTTTGAAGTGCCTGGTGCAAAGTTTATGCCTACTGTTCGTAATAAGATATGGGATGGAAAAATAAGACTTCTTAATCCACTCACATGTCTACTTTATTCCGGATTAGCAGAAGAAGTCATAAAGTTTTGCCAATCCCGTAAATATGAATGTGAATTAGATGGAATCTCTAGTGATGAAGAGTTTTCAATCCATGAAGCACAAAAAAGGATAGAATCTCTAGGATTGACTAAAACTCCCAGAGATTATCAATTAGATGCATATGTACATGCAATCAGAAAAAGAAGAGCAGTACTGCTCTCTCCAACAGCATCTGGTAAATCACTCATAATATATCTCATAACAAAACATTATAAAGAAAAAACTCTTATCATAGTTCCAACTACATCTCTTGTTCATCAAATGGCATCCGACTTCAAAGACTATGGTCTAGAAGAAGAATGCCACAAGATTATGAGTGGTGAAGAAAAGATTACAAATAAAAACATTGTGATTTCAACATGGCAGTCTATATATAAACTTCCACAAAGTTGGTTCAATCAATTTAAATTAGTGATTGGAGATGAAGCACATCTATTTAAAGCCAAATCTCTCACTACTATTATGACTAAACTACCCAATTGTAAATACAAATATGGTTTTACAGGGACCTTAGACGGCACCGATACTAATAAGTTAGTATTAGAAGGGCTGTTTGGTCCGGTCAGAAAAGTTACAACCACAGCAGAACTCATGAATAAGGGAACTGTGGCTCAATTGCTAATTAAAGCATTGGTTCTTAAATATACCAATGAAGATAAAAAACTTGTAAGCAATTATGACTATCAAGCTGAACTAGATTTTATAGTCACTAATCCAAAAAGAAATAATTTTGTTAAAAATCTAGTTCTTTCACTTAAAGGTAATACCCTTGTATTCTTTAACTTTGTTGATAAACATGGTAAAATTCTATATGATTTAGTAAAATCTGAAGCCAAAGATAGAAATGTTTATTTTATATCCGGTGAAGTAAGTGCCTTAGAAAGAGAAGAAATAAGAAAGTCAGTCGAGAATGATAGAAATTGTATTATCTTTGCTAGCTCTGGCACTAGTTCTACTGGTGTTAACATGGTAAATTTACAAAATATAGTATTCACAAGCCCATCAAAATCTAGGGTTAGAAATCTACAATCTATCGGGCGTGCTCTCAGAAAATCTGAAACCAAAGTAAATGCCACTCTTTATGATTTAGCTGATGATTTGACCTGGAAGTCAAAAAGAAACCACACACTCAATCACTTTATTGAAAGGATCAAAATCTATAGCTCCGAGTCATTTGACTACAAGATTTATAATATTGATCTAAACTAATCCATTATTTCCTTTTCCTCAATGCCTATTATACCTATACTATGAAAGTTGTCAACCATGAATTTAACCACTAGACCAAAAAAACATTACGTGAACAATGCTGATTTTGTTAAGGCTTTAAATGAATATAAAGAAAAACTTAAAACCAATCCAGAAGCCAGGATTCCAGATTATATTGGGATATGCATAAGCGCCATTTGTAACAAAATGGCAACACGCCCAAACTTCTCTGGATATACTTTTAAAGAGGAAATGATAGGTGATGCCATAGAAAATTGCCTTGAGGCAGTTGGCAATTTTGATCCTGCAAAATCCATAGAAAGATCCAGAACATCGACGGTTAATGCATTTGGTTATTTTAGCTGGATAGCATGGAATGCTTTCATTAGAAGAATAGCAAAGGAAAAAAAGCAGACTTATATTAAGTATAAGAATATGCAGAACCTACAAATATTTGATGACTCAACTGTAAATCCATATAATAATGAAGCTACAAATCAAATTATAGAGGAGTTCGAATCCAAGTTGACAAAAACAAAGAAAAGTGGTATAGTAGGGATAGAAAAATTTGTTGATAACGATTAAGGACTATCATGGAAATAGCTATTATAGCCGATACTCACTGGGGCATTCGTGGTG